GGTCCCATATCTCCCGCATCAGCTTCGGCAGTTGCACGTCTCGCTTCAGCACCTTGCCAGCAATGTTCAGCGTGTGCGCGGTCTGCCACGCCAACAGCTCCCGCTTCGACCGCTCGCGCCATACTGCCCCCTCCAGCACCTCGCCCAACTCGGCGGGCGTGTACATCCAGAACCGCACCGGATCAAGGCCCGGCAACCACTTGAGCGCGATGGCCCTCAACTCAAGCGCGCTGAGGCCAGGACCCCCATGTCGTCCATGTCTGCCCTTCGCTCCGGCGTCACCGTCTCCTTCGCCGCGTCCGCCGGCCCAGTCGCGCCGAAGAGCCCGAAAAAAGTATCGATCACCTCGCGCATGTTGTCCTGGCCCACCCACGCGCCGACCTGTTCCTCGGTCAGTGAGGAGTCCTCGTGCCTGAGTCCTGCCCACAAGATCGTCCTGAGCGCCCCGAGCGGCATCGGCGTGTTGAGCAGGTCTTCGTCCACCATGCCGAAGCGGATCGTGATGCCCAGCTTCTCGCCGATGAGATCGAGCGCATTGAGGTCGTAGCGCAGCGTGCGCTCCTTGTCGAGCGTGATGCGCGTGCCCTTGCCTGCCATTGTCGGTGCTCCTTCCGGGTTAGTTGGTTACTGGTTACTACGTGCTCGACGAGGTGCGGGCGATCGCGCCGGTGCCTTCGTAGCTGACGTTGACCGCAACCGCGTCGTCGTTCGGGTGCGACTCGTCCCAATCGCTGAGGAACCCGGTGCCGGCGTAGTGGCCGTCCGAGGAGCTACCCGACGGGTAGAACTCGAACTGCACCTTGTTCCGGTTGATGATCGTGTCGATCAGGTTCTTGTGCGTCGCGTTGGACAGCACATGCAGGGCGTCCGCACTGCCGCTCCATGTGTTCGTGCCCGCGATGCGCTCGGTGTCGCCGCTCGAATCATGCGACGTGGCGTCGATCGCCGAGTGCGTGATGTTGACATTGAAGTTGCGGATCTCGGCGATCGCCGTGACGCTGCCGCCCGCAGAGGACGACATCGCGATGACGCCCTTGTAGCCCGCGATTGCGCTGGTGGCCATGTGTTACTCCTCTCCCGTGGAGTCTGATGCAGACCCTCGTTGCCGCTTCCGGGCGGTAGAGGCGGGCCGGGCCTCACCGGGCGCTTCTTCGACTATCTCTGCTATGCCCTTGCTGGTCCATGACCGGGCGATACGATCAGGCACGTCGTACTCGCTGCCCGCCAGGTAGTGGACCATGACGCCAGTGTGAGCGTCGGATTCTGAGTCGAGCATCTTCACGCGCACTAAGTTAGCCATCTTACGTGCTCCTGGTCAGTACGCCGTTGCCCTCGAATACGATGTGCGACGCCAGCGCCCCGTCACGGGGAGCGGACAGGTCCCACTCGCCGAGGAAGCCCGTGCCCCCGTAATAGCCGTCGGAGCTTGAGCCGGTCGGATAGAACTCGGCGCCTAGCTCGGTGCCGTCGATGATGGAATCGAACAGGGTCTTCTGCCCGTCGTCGCCGATCACGAAAAGCATGTCAGCTTCTGCGTCCCACGAGCCAACGCCAGCGAGTGAAGCGTCCCAGCCCGAGGACCCCATTTCTGAGTCGTCCAACTCCTCGGCATGGGAGCGCACCCGCCAGTTGCGTATCTCGGCAATCGGCACGGCCGCCACGTCGAAGCCCACGATGTAGTCACCCTCGACGCGCGCCACGTAGTCGTAACGCGAGGCACTGAACGTCGTCACGTAGTCGTCCGCCGCCGTGAAGCGGTTGCCGTTGTCGGTCGATACGACGCCGACCCAATAGTCACCGCTGAACACGGGGAACCATGGGGCGGTGGAGGTGCCGACCGAGGACGCGAGCGCGAACACGCCCCGATAGCCGGCGATGGCGCTTGTGGGTCCGGTGAGTGCGTAGGTGTCGCCGCCCCAGACTCCGGTAGGATCGCTCGGCGTGATGCGCACCAATTCATTGTCTGCTGAGTCTGTTACGATTACCACCACCGCAGCCGACGGCCACACCTCCAGCATGTCCACGCTGGCCGTGCCGTCAGACTCCGTCGCCTCAGCCAGCACGACGTCACCCGCGTCGAGTACCTTGCACTTGTTCCCGGCGGCAAGGCCGCTGACCGTAATCCCTTCGTCCGTCGCCTCGTAGTACTCCCGCATGCGCACGGACTGGCCGGCGCTGGTCTGGTTGCCGCCGAACCCGCCGCGGCCCTCAGTCTCCACCAGGTCCGCGGTAAGCGTGTTGCGTAGGTCGTCGTCGAAGCTGTAGCCTTCAAGTTTCGTCGCGCCGTCCCGGAAGACCGCGAGCTTCGTGTACGTTCCAGCCGTTACATTGACGACGCCGTCCTGACTCGCGATTGATACGGTGACGTTGGCGACTCGCTCCACAAGCGTCACCGCCCTCGTTGCGGGCGTGGCGCCGTTGAATCGCTTGCTGGCGTAGCTGAAGTTGCTGTTGTCTACAAGGTGCGTCGCCACGACAGCGTGATTATTCTCAGAGCCAGGGCGTGTGATGAGCGCGTGGACCATGATCTTGCCGCGCTCGGCCTCGCCGTCGTGGCGCAGGAACCCGAACGCGGTGGCCGTGCCCATCGTGCATTGCAAGTCGCCGCTGGAGAGAGATTCGGTGGCGTTGGTCGGCGTCCAGTCGTCCAGGTCGAATGGGTCGGTGGCGTCGTTGGCGACGTAGCGCGTGATCTTGCCGGACGCGGTGCGCGTGAGCGTGAAAGACACTGTGTCAGTCCTTACTCCGCCACGCGCGGAAATTCATGGCGAGCAGCGGCCTCCACGAAGCGTCGAAGCCCTGGAACGTCGGCCCGTCGAGCGACCATATGCCGACGTAATGATGAGAGGACGTGTCGGAGCTACCGGCGTAGCCCACCATGTCGTCCCGAATCGAAATCGCGATAGCCTCCGTAGTCTCGTATGACGTGCTCTCGGACGACATCGGCGAGCCACGCACGAGCACCTTGAGCCCGCGCTTGTCGATATCCACGCGGCCCGTCTCGCCCTCGCCCGGCGTCTCCAGGAGCGCAATGGCTTTGTCACCGATGACCGTCGAGTCGGGCAGGTGGCTCTTGTAGATCGGCCAGGAACTGCCGGAGCCGACATCCGTCGAGACGTCGATGAGCGCTTCAATCTCGTCCAGGAACGCGGTCACGTACCGGTCGCCTCCACAGGTTCGGTGTCCTCTTCGGCGGGCGGCTCGATATCGGGTTGCGTGAACTCCTCCATGCCGGCGAGGAAACCCACTTCGGCGAGCGCGTCCAAGAACGCGGGCTTGATGCCGAACGGCACGTAGCTGACCCCCCCGTCCGGCTTCTGCACGCGCTGGGGCGGCTGTACGTCGAACCACTCGCGCTCTAGCGGCAGGATGTGTAGGACGACCTCGGTGTCGGCTAGCGCCTCAAGCTCGGCCAATGCCCGCGCCTCACCCTCGCGTGTCCCGAACTCGATGTTGCCCTGGGCGTCCCGCTTCCATTCCTTGCCGCCGAGGAGCTTGAGCGCCCCGCACTGTTCGAGCGTGTCGTTCACCGTCTCATCCCTCGCCTCGATGTGGGGCTTGAGCGCCTTGGCGAGCGAGCGCACGCGGCTGCCCGTTGTCGCGTTCAAGTCTACGCCGTGCAGGTACTGGAGCACCGTCCACGCAGGCAGTAGGTGGCGGTAGGTGGCCCTCACGGGTCCGATCTCTTGCTTGCTCATATAGCCTCCGGGTCCTGGGCGTGGAAGACCATTAGCCGACCGCCCCCTCAGCTTTCGCGTGAAAGAAGTCCAGCATCAGCCGAAGCACGTCAGCCACGGTGTCGCACGCAGCGAGTGCATTCTTCTGGCCCTGAGTAAGCGTCCACCCCAGCGCATAAGGTCTCAAGCCCCCCTCCCGGCGCTCGATAGCTTCGCCGTCAGCATCCAGGATCGGGAAGGAGTAGTAGTCGCGGTAGGTGAATGCGCCCTCTGCGTCCTTCGTGACGTAGAGCGTGATGCATAGTTCACCGATTGAGGTCGGCGTCCGGGCGTCGGGATCGAATGAGTCCTTGGCCATGTTAGGCTTCCAGTAGTGCAGCGGCGCGTTCTCCGCCGATGAGATTGGGGTTGAGGGTGAGGACTTCGCGGAGCGTGTCTTCAAGTTGCTCCGTGCGTGAGCCAAGCTGGCGGATCGCGCCGTTGTGAAGACGCTGAAGTTGGGTGACATTCGTGAGCCCACCTTGCGCGACAGGAGCGCCGAGCACGCCGAGTGACACAAGCTCGTTCTCCCACTCGGTCGCGTATTCGAGGAAGTTGCTGCGGAGCGCGTCACGTCTCACGATGTCGTAGTGCTGCACGAGCGCAAGGTCGTCGTGGTCGTCGAACGTCTGGCCGGCGGTGACACTGTAGAGGTCGCCGTCTTCGTCTACGAGGAAGCGAGTCACACGGGAGCCGCTTACACGAGCACGAATCACGAACACGTTGCCATCAGCGGTGACATCAGCTAACCCGTTGGCGCCGTCGTGCTCCTCTACGATAAACGCCACAAGCCCTGAGTCTCCTGTAGTTTTGCCGGTAGGTGCGGTACCCCCCGTGGCGTCAAATAACATGACCGTCGTCGCACTCGCGCTGTCTTCCGCTATGGCACTCATGCGAAGTCCCCCGAAGGCATCCCATACCTTTGAGAAGACACCGTAGTCATCGGTTTCTACATCCACCGTTGGGGCGGTAGTGAGCCCGGTATTAATATCAGAGGAGGACTTGAGGGTGATGATGTGGTTGGCTGCCGTGCCCTGGTCGATCGTCAGCCCCACCGTCATGTTGGCGTTGGCAGTGTCGTTGATGTAGTGAACGCCCGCGCCCTGGACGATGTCCTTCACCACCCCAAGCCCGCCAGCCGTCTTCATGCTGGCGAC